AGCTCCAAGTACGTCCCGTCGTCGCCGTACTCCGGTAACGGCAACCACTTCCACGAGTGCCCCTACGACCGGCAAGTCGGTGCTGCAGCGGCAGTCCGAAGTGACCCGAATGTCGCCTGAGCGGCAACGGACGTATGCACAGGCCAAGCGAGCCGGAGTCGGGCATGAGCGAGCAATGACCACGGCAAAGGGCCGTCCGAGGCCACCGAAGGGCACCGCGGGGGCGGCAAGGCGTAAAGCTTCCGGTGAGGGTAAGGCCCCACCGAAGCCGATTACCGCCGAAGCAATCTCCGCAGCGAAGCAACCCGGTACGCTGCAAGCCGGGATTGACGCCCTGACGAAGGGGCTGATCGCGAGAGGTTGGTCCCCGGCTCAAGCACGCAAGCTGGCCCGAGGCCGCATTCTCCACGGAGAGAAGATCCCGCAGTTCGCACCCGGTAAGAAGGGACCCCGATCGCTATGAGCGCACACGGTCTCCTGTCCCCGCGTTCCCGGGGAACGGCAATCGATCTGGGCAACGGTCTCTGGCGTACGCAACTGCTCCCGTTGGGCGAGATCACGTACAAGGGGCGGCAGATCCGCTTCGACAAGGAGTACCTCACCGGACTGGTGCGGGCGTTCAAGGACAAGGCGTTCAACCAGGTACCGTTCCAGTTGGCGCCGGATGACAACAAGCACACGAACGACCCGGAGCGCTACCGCGGCAAGATCGTTGGGCTCGAGATGACGAATGACGGGCTGGACCTGTTGCTCGAGCCAACGGAGGCCGGTGAAGAGCTGCTGGCGACCAATCCCGAACTCGGGGTTAGTGCACGGATCTATGAGGAGTATCAGCGATCGGACGGCAAGGTGTGGCCGCAGGCACTGCAACACGTGTTGGCTACGCTTGACCCGCGAATCACCGGAATGCGCAGCTGGCAGCAGGTCGAAGTGCCCGTAGCGCTTTCCCAGCAGATCGGTGACGTCGAAGTGGTCGACCTCTCCGATGAATCGTTCGGAGGAACGGAAGGAGGGACGGACAAGGTGGCATTCAGCAAGGAGGACCGGGACGCGCTTCTCGCGCTGCTCAAGAAGGCCCGGAATGCCAAGGACGAAGACCTCGAAGGCCTTGTCGACGAACTCGTTGCGGAAGACGAGGTCGACGCTGAGATCGAGGACGAGGAAGAGCTCACCGATGAGGAGCTCGATGAGATGATCGCGGCTGCCGAGCTCGAGGAAGGGGACGAGGAGGAAGAGGAGGAGGAGGACCTGGAGCCGCAACTCGTATCGGCATCCAACCGGCCTCGCCGTTCCCGGACGCTGGAACTCACGCAGATCCAGCTCGCCGATCAGAACGACCAGATCGGTCAGATGCAGGCGGTGATGGACGACCAGGCGTTCACGGCGGAGCGCGATACCTTCGCGCGGCAGCTCGGCATTCCGCCGAAGATCGTGGACCTGGCCCGGCCGCTGCTGGAAGGGTCCGGTCACGTGATCGAGCTTTCCGGTGGCGACGAGATCGACGCCGGTGCGGTCATGCGTCGCGTCCTCACGGAGCTCGGCAAGCAGATCAAGCTGCTCGACCTGTCCAGCGTCATCGGCAACGGGCTGGAGGACGACGAGGAGAAGGAGGAGGACGAGCGTTCGCGGGAAGAGACGAAGGACTTCGTCAAGGCCGCGCGTTCCGCATTCGGTCTCTGATCGAAACCACTCGAGAAGTAGCTCGAAGAATAGGAGAGGAGGGCCGTAGCCGATGCCAGGCGTCGTTCCTTACGTCAGACAGGGTCCGGTCTCGTACCCGGTCATCTCGACCGTTCTTGGCGGTCAGCTGGTCATGCCGGACGGCGTCCTCGGGAATGTGAAGACCGCGACGGCGAACGCAATATCCTGCCTGGGAGTTGCGCTTCACGACGCCGGTGTCCGCACGTCCCAGGATGCACAGAACCCGGCGAACATCGCCCAGAACCCCGACTACCTGGCCGTTGCGTACGGCGTGGACATTCGCGTCACGTACAACTCGGCCGCGACATTCGGGGTGCTGCTGGCGGCGGACGCCACCGGTCAGGTCAAGACAATCGGTGCGGGTACGTTTGACACGGTCGTTGGCCGTTGCACCGAGCCCCTTGGTGTGGCCGGCGCCGGAACAGTGGCTCGTGCCCGTATCGGGCCGAACCTCTGAACGGACAACCACTCAACTAGGAAAGGAGGGACCGGGTGGTTACGCAGACGTTCCCGATAGCTAGCTCGTATGACGGCCAGAGAATCACCGTTGACGACTATCTGAAGGACCCACTGCGCATTCCGGCGCTGATTCTCGACCTGATGTCGAACGAGTTCATCGTGGAGTCAGTGCTCCGGAATGCCGGTATGAACGAGTCCGGAGCAGTCCGGTTCGAGCGGTCCACGCCGCTGTTCGCGCAGAATGACTCGGACATCCGTGCTGAGTTCGCCGAAGTGCCGGCTGTCGCAGCGGCGGTCGGGGAACTGCTCGTGGCGTACAGCTATGAGCGCTCACTGGCGATCCAGGTGTCCGACGCGATGCGCCGGAGGCAGATCGTGGACCCCGTGAACCGGCAGCTCACGCAGGTCAAGAACACGATGGTCAAGAACTGGAACCAGGCGTTCTTCACCTTGCTCGTGGCGAACATTCCGTCCACTAGTACGTACGCGATCGCATCATCGGACGCGTGGGACGGTACGAAGGCGCTCGGCGGTGACCCGACGCCATCCAGCGCGGGGATCCTCCGAACGCACATCTCGGACGCGATCTGGCTGGTCGAGAACGCAGCGTACGACGCCCAGGGCCAGAACTTCTTCGGGTTCGAACCGGACACGCTGATCATCGACCACACGGCCAAGCTGGCCATCTTCAAGTCGGCGGACTTCGCGAAGCCGTACATTGGCGACGCGGCCACCGATTCGATCCAGTACACCGGCCTCCTGCCGAACAAGATCATGAACCTCGACGTTCTGGTCTCCCGGCAGTGCCCGGCCGGTTCCGCCTTCGTCATGCAACGGAATCGCCTCGGCTTCTACAGCGATGAGATTCCGCTCACGGCGAGTCCGCTTTACCGGGATGAGCCACGCAAGACGTGGCGTTCCGACGTACAGCGGGCATCGGCAATCGGTGTCGACCAGCCGCAGGCCGTGTGCATGCTGACCGGTGTTACCACGGCCGCACCGCCAGCAGGTGGCACGACGCTGCCGGCAGAGTAGGAGGAGGAATGACGACACCGGCGAAGGTCGATGACCCGACGGTCAAGGCGTACATGCTGCACAACGTCCCACTCAACGGTCAGCTGCTGTACGCCGATTCGGTCCAGGAGATGCCGCGATCGGTGGCAACCGAACTCCGGGATCGCGGGGCCGTCCGGAAGGCGACCAAGGACGAGATCGACCGTCTCTGGCGCCCCCGCGTGCCCACACCGGCCTTCGGTGAAGAGAAGGACGAGGAGGCCGCGGACAAGTGACGTATGCGCTTCCAGCCGACATTCGTGAGGCCGTAGCACCGGACGGTAACTTCTCCGGAACGTGCGCCGAGCTCACGGATGACCAACTGACGCAGCACCTATTGCGTGGTCAGTCAGTGGTGGACGCGTCCACGGGTAAGGCGTTCACGGATACCAACGTGCCGCCACTGCTCAAAGGACTCGTTCTCGCGCTGGGAGCGTACTACGGTACCCTCGCGTATCGCAAGGGAAAGGACCTGGCGGCGCAGGACCCCGTATACCTGCTGTACCAGGACGCCACGGCTACGCTGAAGCAGATTCGTGACAGCGAGATCGACATCATCACCCCGACCGTCACGGATGCAGTTCCGGCCGAGACGAGACCACTGGTGTTTAACCCGTTGCTATACGGCGCGACGGCATTCACCAAGGAGGACTTCGGTCTCGTACTTCGTCCTAGCGGTGGTCCGGACGGGACGGAGATTGAAACCCGTGGAACGGGATGGGAGTCCGACCCGGCGATGCAGGATTCGGTATGAGCGGTAACTTCGGAGAACGAATGAGTGAGCTCTCCCGCATTGTCGGGAGCGGTGATCTTGTCGGGTCCGTTGTCGTTGATCAGGTGTACGCGCAGCGCCAGCACGAAGACCTTAACCTGAACCACCCCCAAGGCGGACAGGCCAAGTACCTCTCGCAACCGTTGATGGATAGCCGGGACGACTATCTCAAGCGAGTCGCCCGTACGGTCCTTGAGGATGGCGGTACCGGTGGCATGCGTTCCGCGATGGAAGATCTCGCCGGTGAAGGCGGGGTTGCGAAGCGTGCACCGCTACTGTGGGGCGATCTCCGCCGATCCGGTCATCCCTCCGTCACTTCGGACGGTTCCACCGTTTACGATCGTGCGCCACTTGCCCGCCGGCTTAGCGAGGAAGAGCTGAGAGCGAAGGCCCGATTGATCCCGCTGCCGGGTCCACTGCTGGGGTACATTTGGCACCACGTTGAGCACCACACCGGTGCGCCGCCACGGCATCCCGGGGGTGCGTAGTGGCGTGGGTGTGGGAGGACTTCAACGGCTTCCTGTTGCAGCTGGGCTTCGATGCGCAGCTAATCAATCGGGGTCCGTACATTCCGCCGATGCCGTCCGTGCTGGCCACGTTTACCTTTGTCGGTGGAGCCGGGCTGCTGGACGAAGGGTCGCTGGACGATCAGAGTTTCCAGCTACGGATACGCGGGGATGCGAATGACCAGAGCGGTCCGGAGATAATGGCTAAGCAGTACGACGCGTTGCTACTGGGTGCGCCACTGCCGATGCTGATCGGAAGTACCCGCTTCCAAGCGCTCGATCGAATCGGCAGTGCACCGGCACCGCTGGGGCCGCCGGATGACGGCGATCGCTTCGAGTACGTAAGTAACTATCGAATGGTGGTCGGACTATGACCGAATCCGAAGGATGGACCGAAGAGACTGCCGCCCCCGCGTCTTCTGCTGCTCCGGCCGGGGCGCCTCCGGTGGATAGCGCGGGGGCGGTGCATGATGACGGAGGGACTGGCGTTCCAGCTGGTTCACCGCTGATCGAAGTTGCACCGGATGCTCCCGCCGATGCCGTCATGCTGAAGGTCGATGACCCGAGCATCTCCGAGTTCGCGGTAATCGACGCCACGGTCGTGGCCGATGAATACCGGTCGTTCACGCCGCAGCAGGCTTCGGCGCTACTCGATTCCGCCGAAGCGGCGGGAGTAACACTCATCAACCAGGCAGACGAGGAGGCAACCGGTGGCACGCCTAGCCCTTAACCCCGTCGCGTCCAGCCGTGCGGGTGTCGACGTTACGGCGGCGGCACTAACGCCGATTGGTGCGAATACCGGCGTCCAGTGGGTGAACAACGGCCAGCACTTGCTTGTCGTCAACAACGGTGGCGGTGCGCCGATCACCCTCACCGAGCAGGTCAGCCCGTTGGTCGCCAAGGAAGGCGCAATTCCGGCGTCAGCTCAGATGCCGATCGCAACGATCCCGGCCGGCAAGACGTATCTGGTTGGCGGGTTCCACCCGGTCAACTACAAGCAAGCGGACGGGAACACCTACGTCGACATATCGCCGATCACGTCGGTTAGCGTCGGGCTCGTGCAAGCAACCCCGATAACGGCGCAATAACGAAAGGAGGACGGGGTTATGCCGAACCTTGGCACTCAGTTCCTGCCCCCGAGCATTCTGACGCAGGAGGTCCTGTTCGGTACCGGTTACCTGTACACGGCACAGTTCGCCACCGCACTTCCGGCGGACATCGACCTTGGTGACCAGTCCAAGTGGATCGGTTGGAACTACGTGGGCTCGACCGATCAGGGCGTCCAGCTTCAGTTCTCGCCGAACATGAACAACATTCAGGTCGAGGAAACGCCGATTCCGGTCGCGTCGTTGGTCCAGACGGCCACGTTCACGATTACGACGTCCCTCGCGGAAGAGACGCTGGCGAACATCAACCTCGCGTATGGCGGTGGCGGCTCGATTGCCACCCAGGCGCAGGCCACCGGCGTTCCCGGCAAGAAGACGCTGACCCTTTCCACGAACTTCGCGACCCTCGCCTGTGCGATCCTCGCGAAGAACGACTTCGGGTTCCCCCGCGTCTTCGTTGTCCCGAAGATCATGTCGGCCGGTCAGGTGCAGACCACTTTCCGCCGTGCTGCGGACAAGCGGATGTACCCGATCACCCTCAACTCGTTGACCGACCTGAGCAACTGCCAGGTCATCGACATCATTTCGCCGGCACTGTAAGCCGGTACCGGCTTACCAACGGCTAGGAGGCAGCCGTGGGATTCGATGCAGGAACGGTCGTTGCACCTCTCGACTGGAATTTCGAGAAGTACAACGCGGGAAGTGGGACGGTTCCGGAACCGTCCGACAAGGACATCGAGACGCTGTTCAAGGATCTCACCAAGGTGTCGCGAGAGGTAATGGCGATCGCCGGTATTAACCAGGTGGCAGATGACGCGGCACCCGAGGCGATCATGCAGGCGATGGCCGACATGGACGGTGAAATCGGGATTAGCAAGCTCGTTTCCGGGTTCACGAAGGCATTCGCCAAGCTGTGCAAGAACCAGCCAACGGTGATACAACTCAACAAGCTGCCGATGCGTGTCCGGATGCACTTCTATATGTGGCTGGCCGGTGAGCTGCGCCCGGAAGCCGGTGGCGCCGTTTCGATGCCACAGTTGCCGGCGAACGGCCTGAGCCGTATCGGGACGCGCGCCTGATCCGCTATCTCGTAGCGCGGTTCCTTCCGACCGTGGACTGGGACGCATGCGAGTGGTGGGAGAAGCTTACGTACATCGACGGCATGCGAAAGGAAGGGATCATCAGCAGCGGGGAGGACGGAGAGGACGATTCGTCACCTAGCATGCTACCGGTACGTACTGTCGCAGGTGAGGCGGACTGGGGATGACGTTTGATGCTGGTTCGATCGAGGCTAAACTCAAGCTCGATCGCTCCGAATTCCAGCATGAACTCGATGCCGCCAAAGCCGAGGGCGAGGACTTCGAAGGTAAGGATTACACCGCTAAGCTAAAGGTCGATGGAGCGGCCGAGGCGGAAACGGAAATCGCCGGGGTAGATGCAACCTACGCCCTTCTCCGCGAGAACCTTAACCGTGGCGCCAAGATCCAGGTTGACGCTGACACGGCGAAAGCGGATGCTGAGCTCGAAGTAACGACCTCCCTGGTCGATCGGCTTAACCGCAAGCGGGTTAACATCGGCAGTATGTTCGGTGGCGGTGCACTGAGTGCGGTAACCGCTCTCGGTGGCGCCTTCGGCAAGATGGGCGAGAACATCTCCGAAGGAAGTACCGTTGCCACTCCGCTGTTCTCGGCCATTATCGGTCTAGCACCACTGGCCGTTGCCGCACTGGTCCCCCTTCTCGGTATCGCGGGAGCGCTGACTTCCGCATTCACCGGTGCGATAGCCTCAATCGGGGCCGTGGGCATCATTGCGATGCCGCTCATTACGAAGATGATCGGTGACTACCAGAAGCTCACGTTGGCGCAACAGCAGTACAAAGCGGCGACAACAGGTACCCAACGTGCGGCTGCCCTGCAGGCCGAGGCCAAAGCAACCGAAAACCTCACCGGAAGTGAGAAGGGCCTCTTCGGTATGCTGCAGCAGGTGATGGGCCTCTATCACCGTTTGCAGTCCGAGTTCGCGAAGCCATTGGCCAGTGCACTCACCCCCTGGTTTTCCGTAGCTAAGTCGCTTATCGGACTGCTACCACTGATAATCGGACCGGCGCTCGGGTCGATAAAGACCCTCGGTCAGGTCGTCTCGTCAATCGTCAAGTCGCCGGAGTTCCACCAGTTCATTACGATGCTCGGCACGTTCGGGGCGTTCGCGCTCAAGCAATTCGGTCTCGCCGGCATCGCGTTGGCACATGCGTTCGTTGAGATCGTCATCGCGTTTATGCCGTTGGCCCGGGTCATCCTCCCGGGTATCGTTCAGCTGGCTAGGGCATTCGCGCAGTGGGCCGAGGGTCTCTCCTCCTCCAGCGGCTTTCACCAGTTCATTCAGTACGTCATCGCAAACGGTCCGCTACTCGGTAGCCTACTGATCTCGTTGCTCACTATTTTCGTCAAGCTAATGATCGGGCTGGCACCACTCGGTCATGTTATGCTTATCGTGGTGACCGCGATCGCCAAGCTAATGTCGGTGCTTTCCCCGAATGAGCTGCTAGCGGTTATCGTTGTCGTTACCTTGCTGGGCGTGATATTGGCGGCGACCTTCGCGGGAGTGCCGCTGCTGATTGCCGCCGTGGTCGCGGGGGTGGTCGCACTATTCGCGCTGCTGATTAACTTCTGGCCGCAGATACACCGAGCGTGGAGCGCCGCGGTCGGGGTGATTGAACGCAACGTTGTCAATCCGCTCGTCAGCTTCTTTACCGACAAGCTCCCACACGCGTTCGGTAACTTCATCAACTTCTGGAAGGCGGGCTGGCGGGACATCCAGGATTGGGCGAAGGCAGCGTGGACCTTCCTTACGCACGGGTGGGGCCAGTATATCGTGCTGCCACTGTACGGTATCCGCAAGGCGGTCGAGTTCCTGCGTGGCGGATGGCGTACTGGCTGGAACGACATTAAGAATATCGCCCTCGACGTCTGGAGCTTCCTTCGCGACAAGGTGTTCGGTCCGCTAGCCCACGTCGTTACCGTTACGGTTCCTAACGCCTTCCGTACGGGCGTCCAAGCGGTAAAGACGGCTTGGCAGGTACTCGGTGACGTGGTTAAAGCTCCGGTCAGGTGGGTGATCGGCAATGTCGTCAACGGCTTGATCCGGGCGTTTGACTGGGTGTCGGATAAGGTCGGCGGTCCGCATATTCGTCCGTATGCGATTGGCTTCCAGCGTGGTGGCGCAGTAGGCGGATACGGTGGCGGTGACATTCTCCCCGCACTACTGGAGCCCGGGGAAACGATTGTCTCGAAGGAGGACAGTCGGAAACCGGAAATGCGAGCCGCGTTCGAAGAGGCCGGAGTACCCGGTTACCAGACCGGTGGACGAGTCGGTAATCCGCCTTCGCACCCCGCGGGCTTCCTAGGTGGAATCGGCCACTTCTTCGGCGAGGTAATCAGCAAGGTAGCTGATGTCGCGCGGGCAACGGCAGCGATTGCCACCGGCAACAAGACAGCGCTGACCAACGCAATGGCCGACATGATCCCGGGCGGAACCGGCGGCGGCAAGGCGATGCTGGCGCAGCTGTTGACCTCCCTTCCGGCCCAGTTGCTCAAGAACGCAGTTACCACTCTTCTCGGTCTCGGCGGAATGGGCGGTCAGGGCGGCGACATAGTCAAGTACGCGATGAGCTTCATCGGTAAGATCCCGTATGTCTGGGGCGGGACTACCCTCGGACCGGGCGGGGCTGACTGCTCCGGCTTTACTGGATCCGTATACCGCCACTTCGGTATTAGCGCACCACGGACCTCGGAAGCGCAGGGTGCGTGGGTAAAGCGGACCGGACCGCAATCTGGTGGCTTGGCGTTCTACCATTCCCCGGGAGGTGGACCGGACCCCGGTCACGTCGCAATTGTCAAGGACGCACGCACGGCGATAAGCCAGGGCGGCGGAATGGGCCCGATCCTGATGGGCCTACACGCAATGCCGCTGCTGTGGACGGGCGTGCCACCCAACGGACTACCTAGTGGCGGACTAGGACGGAGTGGTGCCTATTCCGTCGCGGGAATGGCCGCACTGTGGCGCAGCATCGGAGGCGCAGCGAACCTGGCCCACCTGATGGGCGCTATCGGGAAGGCCGAGTCCGGTGGCGATCCACGTGCGCACAACCCGTCCGGTGCATCCGGCCTGTGGCAGATCCTCGGCCTACCGTTCCCCGGTGACCCGTTCAACCCGACCACGAATGCCCGAATGGCCCGGAGTAAGTACCTCTCGCAAGGACTAGGTGCGTGGGAGGCCTACACGAATGGCAGTTACCGACAGTTCATGGACGGTGGCGGCTGGCTTCCCCCGGGGACCACGATCGTGAATAACAGCACCGGCGGATTCGAGCGCGTGGTCGGACCGCAGGATGAGGCCGGTGGTCAGCTTAGCACGTCGATGATACAGCGACTGGATCGGCTTATCCGGGCCGTTGAGCAGAATGCAATCACCACCGCTGCCGGAGTTGCGGACGCATTTAACGGGGCCTCCCGCGGTGCCGCGTACCGTGCGGCGTATTCGACTAGGGGAGTGTGATGACCGATAGCTTGGTGCTCGGCGGCGTAATCGAGCTGCTTAGCGGCGGGCAGGTGTCAACGCACCCGCAGGCCGCTGGAGCGATCTTCCAACTCGGTACCGGGTTCGATCTTTCCGCTCCGAAGCTTACGTACGAGCAAACGGCGAGCCTACTGCTTGACGGTGAAGTGGTTACGGGACAGCGGGCGTCAAACCGCACCCCGACTATTCCGGTCGTTATCGGGGTGCCGACTACCGGCAACCAGGCGCAGGACCGATTGACCCTTGCGGGTGCCCGCGAGCTACTACTGCAGATTACGGCGCAGGAATCGTGGGTGATGACGTGGACCCGCGACGGTGCCGATCCACTGCTCCTTGACTGCATGGGTCTATCGAACGTTGTCGTGCATTATAGCGTGAGGACGGAGCAAGCGCTATTCTCGCTGGTCGATGTCACGTTCCAAGCGATGCCGTACGGTCGCTCGGACGTTCCGGAGGCACTGGCGTTCAACACTCCGGCGGTAGCATTCGACACTCCGGTTACCGCGGTTACGATTGACGACTACACCGCCGCAACGAGCTTGCTGATCGGGGACGTCTCGACCTTTGAGGTAACCCTAGCCACGTGGGTCGGGATTACCAACAGCTCCGTACTTCGCGTTACCACTCCCGTGCATGCGGGTGGCGGTGCATTGCGGATTCGTTCCGCTGCAGCGGGGAACATGGAAGCGGCGCACATCGCTGCTGCGAGCTACCTGAATGCGATCGCGTGTAATGCGGGTGACTCGGTAACCGTTGCCGGGTGGTATCGAGCTAACTCGGTTGCCCGCTCGTGTAACATTGGCGTTAGCTTCTACGACGTCAACGGCACATTTATCTCGACCCTCCGCGGATCGAACGTTACCGATTCAACGAGCACCTATACCCAAGCAACCGGTAGCCCAACGGCACCGGATGGCACCGCATACGCGATTGCCGTTGGTCAGGTGCTCGCTACCGCGGCGGCAAACGAGGACCACTTCCTTGACGACGTAACCCTTAACCGTGGTCCGGTGTACTCGTCCAATGACCCGACTCCGTGGACCCGCTCGAGCCAAGCTGCTGTCGGTCTGTTTAGCGCTCGCTGGGGTCGGCGGCAACGTGACGATCCGATCTACGATCGGGTTCTCCCCGCGGCCCTTGACATAACCGGTCGGACCAAGTTTACGTTCTGGTTCGGACTCGGTACTACGAACACTCAGTTCCGGGTGTGGCACACGGGTAACGTCTCGTTTGCGATTACACTATACGACGGTACCGGACAGACAATACGCATCGGCCTCAAGCGAAAGTGCTCCGCCTCAACGTTGGAGAATGCTCCGCACTGGCAGCACATCAGCGTGCATATTCCGCAGGTCAACTACTTTGACTACACGACCCTAACCCGGTACATAATCGAGGCGTGGAACCTGTGGGACCCGCGCTTTGTCGGCAGCACCGGAATCATCGCTGGACCGACCCTTCAAGCTACGGCGTACATTAACCTGGTACAGGCGTCGCCCACTTCGATCGGCTCACCGGTTAACCGCGGCGCCCTGTACCTACTACCCGGCATTATCGGTACTGCTCGAACACCACTGTTGATTCAAGCGGCACCCGGTCCGGCATCGTTTTCAACGATTGCCGATTTCACTACCGCTGGATCGAACAACTGGACCTCCCCGGCCGGTCTATCGAAGATAGACAAGGTCGAGACGTGGGGCGCGGGGGCCGGCGGCGGTGGTTCGCAATCGAACTCGCATAACAACGGCGCCGGTGGCGGCGGTGCCGGCGAATACGCAATGGCACTAAACGTTGCGATTACCGGGTCGACACTTTACCACCCGATCGTAGGTCAGCGGGGGAGTGGCGGTTCGGCAGGACAAGTGGGCACGGCAGGCGGTGACTCGTACTTCGTTGGTAACGCACTAACCGTCCGCGGTCACGGTGGTCGTGGCGGCTGGAGTTCGCTATCGTGGGGCGGCGGCAAGGGCGGTACTGGATCGACCAACTACGTACATTATGACGGTGGAGACGGTAACCAGGCCAACGCGAACAACCAGGATAACGGTCGAGGCGGCGGCGGTGGCAGTTCCGGAGGTGTCGCGCAAGCGGGTGACAATGGCGGCTGGGGCAACGACGTTCGTAACCCGGGGCGGCAACGACAGAGCGGCGGTCCCGGTGGACAAGGCGGTAGCAAGGACGGCTCCGGACCGGGATTCACCGGTAACGCACCAAGCATCGGACCAGGTGGCGGCGGCGGTGGAGGCGCCAACGAAACGGGTAACTCCGGATTCCACGGTGGCAGTAACGGAGCGGTAGGTCGGGTTCGCCTGTCGTATGGCTCCTCCGGTATACTACCACTGGCCTCGTTGGTCGTACATACTCCGAGCGAGAATGCCCCGGACGCGTTTAACCCGCTGGTCCCGGTCGGCAACGGAGCGGACAGCCCGAACGGTTCCACGGAGTATCTGGTCCCGGATATCGGGAACCTGAATGCCCGTTTCGATGGCACCTATACGATGTACCTGGTCGCGGGGACGTGGAGCTCTCCGTCCTCCTCCCGCGACCTAACGGTGCAGGCTCGGCAGTACCCGTATACCGGTGGCGTTGCGGCAACGCAGAATATCGTTCGGAAAGCGCTCACCCCGAGTACCGACTTGCTCGGCACACTGCAGTACGTAGACATGGGTCCGATCTCACTACCGATCAATCAGCTGTCACCGGGCGGTCTCGATTCGTACTTCGGGTTCACCGTGACTAGCACACTCACCGCTGACCGCTTCCTGGATATCCTGCTAATCGACACGCAGGGTCAGTTCATACTGATAAACGTTCCGGGGAGCTCGGTGTGGAATAACATCTGGCTGGATGCCCCGGACGCCGATCGGAACCTCGGACTACCTCTCGGCTCCCCCGCGGACCGGGACCAGGCCAGCTCACTGTTGCAGTATGTGGAGCGCTTCTCCGGTGGCCCGTTGTCCGTGACGCCCGACCATAACAATCGGATTATGATCTATTCCGCACAGGGAGCGCCAGGAATTACCGGCTGGTACACTCCGAACTGGTGGACGGAGCGTCTAGCGTGACGAGTGAGAAGACCTACGACGTCGAACAGCGGCTCAACCAGCTACTGGGCAACGCTACCAACTGGGCCGCCATGGGATCGATGAGCAACGGCTGGACAGTTGGCGGCCACGCCTCCTGGCGGCTCGACTTCAACGGCCAGCTCGTCGTAGCGTTCAAGCTCCTGGTGCCCGGCACCGATACTGACGGCACGGTCATCTGGTCGTCGGCGAACGGGCTGCCCACGATCGCACGGCCGGCGAACAATCACATCATCGTCTGCTACACGCAGGCGATTCGCGTCGCTGGTGCGTCGTTTGAGATGGCCGCGCTGGAGTTCGAGACTGACGGCTCGATCCAGTGCATCGGAATCCAGGCCGCCTCGACCCGCGTGGACCTGTACGCGACCATTCCGCTTGACGACCTTTAAGGGGAGCGTTATGCCGATCGGGAATTTCACCCGAGTGAACCTCGAAGCCCAGGCGTGTGAGCTGAGCAAAGCTATCCTCGCGCATCTTGACGAGCTGGAACTACTGCGTGATCGGTGTCTCGCTGAGTTCGCCGCCGGGACGCTTGACGGTAACGATTTCTATGCTCAAGACCCCACCGACAAGACGAACCTGCTTGGCTCGCTGGACGACTGGCACGCTGTATACGCCGGAATCAAGGGCGGCGCTCTGCCGCAGCTCAACTACCTGCGATACATCAATTTCCTGATCGGGCTCTAAATGCGTCCCGGTATGACGCAGGTCGTCACCTTTCCGCCGGACGGTAGTGGAACGGGGATGTCTCTATCGCATATCGGACATCTGTCGCCCCCGCGTTATAGCTGGGCTCAACCGGGCGGCTGCGATCAGTTGACCGCCAACTTTCTAAAGCCTGTACGGAATAGGCCGGAAGCGCTTAATCCGGGCCGCGTGGTTTACGCCTACCGAGGCGGTTCGGTGGTCTGGTCGGGAACGCTGGATGAGCCGTCACCGGGTCAAGATGGCTGGTCGCTAACCGCTCACGGCTCGGGTGGTTGGGGTACCGATTACCGCGCGATCTACACTCCGCCGTGGAATACTACCGTGTTTAACGACGTGGTGGACCAGGCGATAGGACGGGGCTTGGACTGGGTGCGTGGTACTAATATCGGTGGCGTCTCGGGAGTGTGGCTCGGTCAGCAGGTGGACTCCGGTGCTAATACGGTAACGGACTTCCTCAATCTGGCGTGCAACAAAGGTGGCCTTACCTGGCAGGTTACGACACAAGCCCGGGGTAACGTTCTCACGGTGGTCCCCCTGCCCACGGTAC